CTCCAAAAATAACTTTGTCACTATCAGCAAATAATATGTCATTACCATTAGATGCTAAATCACCACCTAACTGTGGAGTTGTATCACTGACAACATCAGTACTTACACCACCAACTTGAGAATCTACATAAGCTTTAATAGATTCTGAAGTTGCTAAAGTTGTAGCACTTGCAGTACCAAAAGTATCATCGTCAATAAAGTTAGCGATAGTTATAGTTCCATCTGATAGTGAACCATAAGTAATTGTGCCTGAAGCATTAAGAGTTCCTGTTACATTTACTCCAGTAGATGCTGTACTTAAAACAGTTGAATTAGCTACTTGTAAATTTACTGTTCCTCCAGATGCAGCAGTAATTTGACCGCCTGTACCTGTTGTAATTATTCTTAAATCAAAGTCATCAGAGCTAGGAGATTTTAAATCTATAAAAGCTCCTGTAGTTCCAGATACTTCAATAGTTCCATAGCTTGAACTAGCGGTATTATTTATAATCATACCAGACCCAATATTAAGACTTGTTAATGTTCCTACGCTTGTAATATTAGGTTGAGCTGCAGTTTGTAAAGTTCCTGTAATTCCACTATTAGATGATAATGTTGTAAAACTACCTGCAGCCGGTGTTGCTCCTCCAATAGTTGTAGCATCAATAGTACCACCATCAATGTCTGGAGTATTAATGTCAGGGCTTGTAAGCGTTTTGTTTGTTAAAGTTTGTGTTCCTGTAAGTGTAGCAACGGTAGAATCTATATTAACTGTAACAGTATTACCTGAACCTACAGTATCTAAACCTGTTCCACCAGCGATTGTAAGGCTTTCTGAGTCGAGGTCAATGCTTAAGGCACCTCCACTATCACCTTGGAAATCTAAGTCCTGTGCGGTCACCTGAGAGTCTACATAAGCTTTTACAGATTGTTGAGTTGGTACAAGCGTTGCAGAGTTTGAAGACATATCATCTTCATCTGCAAAAGCTGTAACAGTTATGGTGCCATCGTTAAGGCTACCAAAAGTTAAATCTGTTATGGTTGTTGCAGCAATTGTACCACCTTCAACTTTATCACCTGATATTTGGTCATCTGCTAAAGTTAGTGTACCTGATGAAACGTCTAAAGTTTTACCAGCTCCTACAGTTATATCTGAAGTTGCTATTGTAGCACCGTCTATAGTACCACCGTTAATATCTGCTGTATCAGCTACAAGACTATCTATGTTAGCTGTACCATCAATGTAAAGGTCTTGCCATTCTTTTGTAGCACTTCCTAAGTCATATGTACCATCAGTGTTAGGAATAATATCTGAATCAATTTCAGCAGCTAGATTAATACTATCTGTATCAGCATCACCAAAAGTAAGATTACCTGAAATAGTAGCACTACCTGTAACTGTTAAATCACCACCGATACTTACATTACCAGTTGTTGTGACTGTATCTGTATAAGTATCTTTAAATCTTAAACTTGTTGTACCTAAATCAATGTCGCTATCTGTGACAGGAATAATAGCTCCATCTGCAATATATAATTGTTGTACAGGTGCTGAAGATACTTCAACATAAAATTCTATATAGTTATTTGTAGTATCTATTAATACTTTGTTATTTGGAGAAGTTTCACCTGCATCTCCAATCAGACCTATTACTGGTCCTTCATTTGCTGTACCGTCATGCTTATGACCACTTGTATTACTAAATGCATTTAAAAGTTGATTAAACTCATTGTTAAATAAAGCAGCAGTAATTGTATCTCCGTCTGCAAATGTACTTTGTCTTGTATAACCTGCCATTGTGTTTATCTCCTACCTGATGGAATGTAATCTATGTATAGTCCGTTTATTGTATAAGGTGCGTTTGTATCGTTTGTTAAAATTCTAAAGCTATTAGAATAACCACTACCTTGTAATGCTAATCTAACTAAAGGCTGTTCAGATGCTCCAAATTTTGCAGTGCCAAATAAAGCACTACCAAAGATAGAGGGAGCCGGTACAGAATCTAATATATAATCTTCTGGTTGTGGTGTTTCGTTACTGTCGTAATCAAACCTAACTCTTAATGTAGGTTGAACTTCATTTTCTGGACCTATAGAAAGTTTAATATAATGTAAAGTTTTTAAAGTTCCTAAGTCACCATAATCATAGTTAGGTGTTTGATATCTAGCATCTACTACATCACCATCAAAGTTATCACCAAAATCATGAGTATATACATAACCGTTTGTATCACCATGAAAAAATTTTTCTATACCGTTACTATTAAATCCAGAATTAATTGCTGTAACTTCTATTCCTAACGTTTCAGACCATTCAAAACCATTAGGTCTTAATGTACCTATTATACCTTTTTGTGAAGCATTTGTCAAGTCTGTATCAGTATAAAATAATCTATACTGTGATTTATCTCTTAAAACAACACTATTTATTATATATTCATTGACATTTTCTGCCAATTCTGTTATAATAGGCTGTATTGCTTTAGTAACTGTTCCTAACTCAACGTCACCAATTCTTGATGTACCTGCTACTGTTCTTAATCCGTCTGGTGCTAAAAATATTAAATCACCAGCAATCTCTTGAATACTGTAGCCACTTAGACAACCTACGTTTTCAGTAATAGGGTCTATACGAATAGAATTACTATCATTAATATTTATTAATTTATGTATGCTGTTTTCAGCAAAAACTATTAAGTCTGTTCTAAATCCTTTAATGCCCTGTATCTTATCAGATATTTGGACTGAACCTGCACCAGTACCTGTAAAGTTATTAGGGTCATTATAAACACTGTAATAAACATTGTTTAAATTATTTTCTACTCCTGCTGCTATTAAATGATGGTCATGAATAGTAATATACTTTACACCGTTTGTACCATCTACTGTAATTTCTTCTGTAAAAAATGTTCTAGTATTTAAGGCTCCTGTGCCTTCCATTCTAAAACCCCAAAGCTTATTAGCTCCATCTGCTATAATTACTTCACCATAATCAAATGTTGCACCTTCAAAAAGTACAAACTGACATTGACCTTGATTAGTTCTAGCAGTAACTGATTTACCTGTAAAGGTTGAGTAGTTATCTCCACCACCTGCAGATAGTTTATTTATTTCTATCCATGTAGCACCATCATTACTAAAATAAATATTTGTACCAGCAGCTACTATAACACCGTCTGCGTATGGAAAAACTCCTAGTATATTAGTTGTTCCACCTGTAGGCTGTGTAGCTGTAACATCACCAACTTTATATTTAGTAAAACCATTGATACGTCTGTATCCTCCAGCAGTAGAAGATTCAAAGTTTTGTAAAACTGTAGCTACTCCGGGTGTACGTAACAAGTCTATAGAGTTAGATGATTTATTTAAACCACCTGCACATGCTACTGTAAAAGGTTGTGAACGTGCCATAAATTAAAAGTATGTTCTATCGTCTGTCATATACTTTGGAGCTGGATTCATAAGATTAGATTTCATATGTTTCATTCCTTTCTTATAATCATCTAATGCAAAAGCAGCCTGTTGTGGGCTTTCTTTAAATTGCCAAATGTAATAACGACTTCTAGCTGTTATTATATTACTGTATTGCTCTGGTAAAACGATTGTATCGTCATAAGCCGATAAAGCAGTCGGTCTTACGAAAGCATAAAAGTGTACATTATAAACCTTGTCAGGTATTGGACTTAATCCAAACTTTCTATTATCCGGAGACTTAATAACAGACATAGGTTCTCCGTAGTTTTGTGAGTTAGCATCATCTTCATTTTCACTATCTCTGTAGTATCTTTTCCAATCATCAAGTGTAGTAAATTTTAAACCTTTAGAAACATAAGGTGCTGTTTCTCCACTTACATTTATTGTTGTGATATAAAAGTCATCCCAGTCTATTGATGCGTAATCTGTAGTAATATTAGAACTATCAGACTTTAAAGTGTACCATCTTTGTCCTGCTACTGTAGCTACTGTTACGTTTCCATAAAAAGGGTCAGTAGAACCACTTAGTCCTGCAGAAAAAAAAGGTAATTGAGGTTCTTGATTAGCTATATCAAATATAGATTTATTAATACTATCTTTAACAAACTTCTGAATACCTGTAGCATTTGTAAAGTTTGCAGCAGTTAGTGGAACTTCATTGAGTTCTCTTAATACTTCATTAGTTATGTCAAGATATGTAGTAGCCATTATTTTTTGTGAACCTTTTGAATTGCAAAGTTAGCTGTTAAACTTGCACCTTTATGTTTAACAAACTTACCTAAGTGTTTCATTAATT